TCTGCTATTGGTATAATTTGTTCGCCGTTCTGGCTGTTCCCGTATGTAGTACCGTGGCCGCCCTCGCCGTGCAAGAAATACTTACCTGACTTTGTGCGGTACAGCGTTTCGGAATAGTGTAACAAGTCCCGGATGTCCGGCCCGCTTTCCCACCGTCCCAGGCGCTTTGCCGTTTCTGTATCGTAGCGAGAGCCGTTTATAATTTTTTTCATGGTGGAATTCTCCTGCGTTCGGGATCAAACAATGTCAAAGCCTACAATCTGGATAGCGTCCTCGAAATCTGCGGAAGATTCGTCTAAGAGGTCTAGGTCAATGCCGTCTGCCTGCCATGCGTAGACAGGGCGCAGGGTGCAACCCGAACCGGGCACGACACCGTAGCCAGTGCCGTGCTTGAACTCTGAACACTCCCAGCTGTCGAGGTATTCCTCGCCGTTCCATCCGTCCGCGGCGTAGTAGTGACCGCCAAGCAGGTAAACGGGAATGCGGGATTCAAAGAAAAAACCAACGTGTTCAATGGGCTTTGTCATTTTTTTGTTTCCTCCTGTTGTGTGCTTATTTGTTTCTGTGTCTATATATTAGCACAAATAATATATTTTGTCAATGTAAAATAGATAAAAAATATTATTTTCTCAATACTCGGAGCTTGCTAGCATAAGAAAAGCCCAGGCGCACAGCCTGGGCTTTGTTGTTTATACTTCGCCGTAGGAGGTTACGGCGGGGTCGTCCACAATGTAGAGGCCGGACAGCAGCCTAAACCACGGCTGGCCGTCCGCGCCCTGGACGCGGGCCTCCGCCTCCAGACGCTTGCCGCTCTCCACCAGCTGGGCCACGTTGTCGTCGTCTTTGGTGGGGGTGCGGCGCAGGTTGGTGTAGCCGTGGTGGATCGTCAGCACATAGCCGTGGAGTTTTTCACCCTCCTGCACAGGCTGTGCGCCGTCCTGTGCGTCGTTTTCCGTCTCGGCGTCCTCGGTATCGTCTGCGGCGTTCTCGGCGCCCTGGGCCTTTTTCTGGGCCAGCAGTGCGTCGGCGGTTTCGCCGTCTACGGTGTTGGCCGCGATCTCCGCGTCCAGGGCGGCGACGATCTGTGCCTTGCTGGCCGTCTTTTTGACTTCGACGCCCAGCTGCGCGGCGATCTCCAGCAGCTTCTCTTTGCTGTCCTCCACGCTATACTCCGGCACGGCCTCGACGCCCTCCGGCAGCTGTGCGGCCAGGTCGTCGGCGTCCACGTTCTTACCAGCCAGGCGCGCGGCCACGGCGGCCTGGATCAGATCGTTTTCTTTCTTGGCTGCCACGGTTTAGTCCTCCTTTTCGGTGTCAGTGAGGTTGGCGGCGGGGTTCTTTGCTTCGATCAGTTTCTGGGTGACGGCCAGGCCCTTTACCAAAAAGTCCGGCACATCGTAGCCCATTTCCACCAGGTTCTCCAAAATGCTGCGGGCCTCGTTGACGATCAGAGAGGCCAGCACCCACCAGCCCAGCAGCAGGAGCCAGTCCAGCTGCAAGCCCAGCATATCAACGCAAAGAGCCTGGAGGCAGCCCGCCAGCTCAAAGGCCACGGCCACGACGGCCCAGTAGCCCAGCTTTTTGAGCGCTCCCTTTAAGCCCACCTTGGAACTTTCGACGCCCTGCTTGTTGGCCTTGTACCAGCCCGTGAGCCAGTCCACGACGTTGAGAGCCAGGAACGCGGCGAACAAATACCAGTGTTCGCCCAGGATCGCGGCGGCGATAGTCACAAACGCGCCCACGAAAAGGTTGTAGTAGTCGATGATCCGCTTTGCCATTGTCTTGTCCTCCTTTTATTCGACGGCCTGGCAGCTGTACAGGCTTTCCAGCGCCAGGCGCTGCACGACGGGCAGCAGGGCCGTTTCGATAGGCTTCTTGTCGCCGCTGGTTACAGGCCCCAGGCTAAACTGGTAGCGGTTGGCCGTGGGCGTTGCCGGGGTCTGGGCGGTGTCGGTGGTGGCCTGTTTCGCGTATCCGTTGAGGCCCGCCTGGCGCATGATTGCCGGGTAGTCCTTGTAGGACACATCACAGTCCAGGCTGTTGCCAAAGCCCGCGATTTTCAGCGCGTTTTTGCTGCTGTACTGCCATAGGCCGTTCTGCACTGCTGCGGTGTCGGTGGCCGTGTAGGCGGCTTCCCACTTATCAAAGCCAGACAGCGCGGACAGGTTGGTGTAGTTGAGGAAAAAGTCCCGGCTGCAATAGACGGCGGCATAGTAGCCCGCAGCCTCCAGAACTTCCAGCGCGGCCTGGATGATCGCCGTGTTGGTGGCCTTTCCGCAGCTCTTGTTAAACGGTTCATATTCCACATCGTAGTAGATCGGGTAGTCCCACTTGTGGCCCGCCAGCATTTTGACGACCTGCTGCGCGGTCAGACGGGCTGCAGCTGCGCTCTTGTCGTAGCAGTAGAAATATACGCCCATCGGGACGCCGTACTTCTCGCAGCCCTGGACGTTCGCCAGGAACTGGCCGTCCGTGTACAGTCCGCCCTTGCCGTGGCGGGCGGAATAGCCCACGCGCAGCAGGGCAAAGCCCGGATTGCTGCCGCCGTTCACGCGGCGCAGTTCGCTGGCTGCGCGCTGCCAGTTGATCGCCCCCTGGTGGTGGGACACGTCAATGCCGTAAATTTTCATTTATGCCTCCTGTGCTTCCTGCTTTGCTTCCTGGGCCGGGCGCGGTTTCCCGGTGATTTTCTGGGCCTGGGTCTCGGTGATC